ATTGCGTTCCAGTCAGAAGCAGTAAAATCTGCTACAGCAGTAATTCCGTTTCCAGCTTGTGCTGTACCACCACCTTCTTTAATTCCAATAGTGTTAGCATCAATGATAACAGTGATCACATGATCTGATGTTGCACCGTCATTGATTGTAGTACCAATAGCAGTAGCATCGAAACCGTGACCTGTTTTAGTAAGTTTTTTGTCAGCAACTTTATCTACAACAACAACGCGAAGGTTGTTACCTAACGTTCCAGCGTCTCTAGCAGCAAACTCTTCAGAACTACCAGCACCAGCTTCATAATCTTCTTTAGATCCTATTAAAACTCCAGAACCATCTTGAGTTGCGTTTGTTACAGAAGTTACTGCACGAACAACTGATAGTTGTCCACCATAACGGAGAAACTCAGATGCTACTAACCAGTCTGATGCGTTTTCCTCAGCTGGTGCTCCAAAAGTAGAAATTAATTCTCTTTCAGATCCAATATTTACAATTTTGCCTACAGGTCCCTTGGTGAACGTAGAAGCAATTGCACCTCTCAATGCAGATACTCCTGTGATAACACCAGTGGACAAATCACGTTCTCTAATAACAACACCAGGCGAGACTTGACTTGCCATGTTTTTTTACCTCTTGGATATCAATTTTATCTAAAAGTATTTAGAATTTCTGATGTCTTAAGAGGGGAAACAATGCACGAACAGTCTACCAGTCTGGATACTTCCAATCAGACATTGGTGCTCTTTTCTTTCTACTATTTACAATTCTGCTAATTGTACAGTCCTTACATTCATATGAATATGCTGACGGTAATCCTCTTTTAGATTTCCTAGTCATATAGAAATCTTCAATTAAATTCTTATTTTTATTGCAAGATCTACATTTCCTTTCTTTGAAAAGAAGATGTTCCAGACTGAACTGATCCCCAATATCCATTATAAATCGGGCAACATGTATCCGACTTCTTCTTGTTTATCTCCATACCAGAATGTTCCTTCTGCGTCCACGAAGGTATCATCACCCAGACCATCGTCAATAAACCCAAAGGGAGCCATATCTTGCTCGATTTGATTACGTTGTTCATCATAGATTCTCCTCCTAATATCTTGGTCAGTCATTTCTTTAAAGTATTCCTGCATGACTAACCATGCAAATAATACCATACACATAACGAGGTCGTCATGATATCCCTCGTCTGCTTCCCAAGCCTGTTTTTTCTGTACAAAAGTGGTAAGTTCTTGGAAGATCTGAAAGTCATTAAACAATAACTTATCTTCCTCAATAATAGCTTTTAGATTAGCACAACCTATCTTCTTCACAGTAATACTCATCTTAACACCCAGTTGTGTTTTGTTTCCTGAAAATCCTTGACCAACTACTTGACCTGCTCTACCACGCATTGCACACATGAGAACGTTAGGATACTCAAGATCATAGTTCAATGTTGCTGCTATGCTATCTCCTATATCATTTACCTCTACTAAAATGTATGGGTTGTTATATTCTTTTGCTACTTGGAAAATGACCGAGGGAAACAGTACAGGCTTAATCTCATTATTTCTGTACTTCGCAACGATCTGATACGGCACACTGGTGATATCAAACACGAGGAAAGCAGAATAGTCGCCACCAATTCCTCTGGCAACATCGACAGTAATAATATATTCGTGATCTTTTTCTGCTCTCTTATAAATGTCAAGTCCAGCATTGCTCTTAATAGGATCGTGAAATGGTATAGTTTGTAGTTTTGCTGGACTGATTAATGTGTCAGCAGAACCAAGGAAGTCACATTCAAACTCTTGTGCGAACTGTCTGGGTGACGTATTCTTTATTGTCTCTTCTTTCCATTTAGCATCTCTACCAGGTACTTGAGACCAATGTACTTCATTTGTAACATAGTCATTTCTTCCTCTACTTGCATCTTCCCACATCTTATAGAAGTGGTTCATGCCATTTGGAGTAGATATAATTATGACTTTAGTTGATTTACCAGAAGTAATAGTAGGATAAACCGATGCAAAGAATTGCTCTGCGACGTGGTTAGGGACGAATGCAAACTCGTCAAGGAATAGAATGTTGAAGGACATACCTCTAACTGCACTAGCAGACGTAGAAGCAGCCAATATTTTTGATCCGTTTTCGAGTTCGACATTACCCTTATTCCATACTAATATTCCATGTTGCATCCACTTTGGTAAATTCTCATACGCTAGTTGTAACCTACCTAATAATTCTCTAGCCGTAGATGCCTTGTTTGCCAGAATACCTATATTTACACTATCATAAAATATAGCATAGTACAAGAGATAAGCAACCACCGTTGTAGACTTACCAGTCTGTCTTGGTAGTTTTGCTATATTAAATCTAGATTCATGAAAATCCATCAAGATTTTCTTTTGAAAATTATACATGCTGAAAGGTACTAAACCTTCATCCAATGAAATGATTTGAATATAGTTACACGCAAAGTATAGTGGATCATTTTTACATTTGACCCATTCATTTATTTGTTTCTTTGTAAATTGTATAGGAGTACCAGCCTTCTTAAGGTTGGGGTTACCTAGATATACATCGTTAGTTGCCATTATCCTCCACTCCAATCCCAATTCCAAGGTAGAATTGCTAGACCAAAATAAGGCATAAGAAAATAGTGATCCATTAAAATCAATACAGGTATACCAACACCTAATTCAATAGCAATTTTCTTTTTCATAGGTAATGTTTCTAACCATCTTTTATATGGATTGTTAGCAACTCTTTCTAATTTTAATTTATAGAATATTTTTTCTGCCCACCATTGTGGATCAATTATATCCTTGAACCAGATAAGAGGTGTCAGCAACCACTTAACTTGTTTATTAAATTTAATTATTACTGCTATGAATAGAATTATTATTAAAATTAAAAGTATATCCATTACCCATTATCTAATGTACCAAATTCCCTACGAATTTCTCGTAGTTCCTCAAAGTTCTTTTGTTTTGTACCTCCATCGTATGCCCACGCATACCCTGAGATAATCATGGCTTCGTTGAGAGATATGTCAGCATCACCAACATATAACCAACCAAGAAGCCTGCCGTACTTCCCCATGCCACCTTTGAGCTCGGTTCGTATAGTAAGTTCAGACTCTCCATTTATAGCATCCTCTAGTTGTTCTTTCATCCAATTAGTGGCATCTATTCCCAATGCCTTCTCTTCCAAGTCTCTAGTTCTTTTCTCTGGCGTATCAATTCCTGCAATTCTAACTCTTTCTTTCTTGTATAAGTCAAACCCAAGATCAATGGTGACATCAATAGTATCGCCGTCAACAACACGATTAATCTCCGTCACTCGGAAGTTGTAGCAGCTCTTCCTGCTTGGTGGTGTCATCGCTCCCATTATTCATCTCCGCAAAGCTCATCTTTAGTATATAGTATATGTACCAAGTCACTATTATAACTAGTATTCCAACCATAATAATGACACCCCAAACTACCATTATTGCTTCTGTAGTTTTTGTACGACTGTTTCTTTTTGCATTGGTGCAACATCATTTAGACCTGTTGCATCAAACCATGGTGCTTCTTCCCAATCAAATCCTTCACCAAATGTATTATCAGGTGCCATGACATACCAATGACATTTAGCGTCTGGTATATCTACAGCACAAACTGCCCAATCATCCGCCCACTGTGGCACTTGCACATACATCACTGGTAGATGATTTGCACTAGCAATGCTTGGCAATCCTATTAGAATTACCCATGTCATAATTAATACAGACCATATAGTAACTAACTTACGTTTCATATTCCGTTCCAAAATGTGTCAGTTGGTGTTGCCATGTTTCTCGACAAGAAGTACAGACCCACGTTACATAGTAACCAATACACATTGGTCATCCATGCTTGTCTAAAACAATACTTCCTGTTTATCTCTACGATGTACATGTTTCTCTCGTTCATTGACTTGTCAACAGACAAAGGTCTTACCTTTAACCATTGCTCTAGTAAGAATGAGATAACAGTACCTATTGCAAAGATATAAAACAACAGGTTTAATAAACCTGCCATTGAAAATAAAAACGATATCATTTCTTAAATATACCTACTTTAGTTAACACATATAAAGATAGTATTGTCCAAAAAATAATTTCCAGTCCAATGTTATTCATAATAGTTACTCGCTTTAAGTATTTATCTTAACAGTACAGGAGCATACTAGGTTTCTATCTCCATATACATTATCTATGCGATTGACTGCTGGCCAAAACTTTTGTCTAGGTTTATTAGGAAAGACTGCCTGTTCTCTTGTAAAAGCATATTCCCATGTGCCACAGATTTCTGATTGTGTATAAGGTGCATTCTTTACTATCTCAGGACATTCATTTATTTCTTGTCTTATCATAATCATTGCATCTACAAATCTTTGCAACTCATCTAGTGACTCTGATTCTGTAGGTTCTACCATCATAGTTCCTAAAACTGGCCATGATAGTGTGGGAGCATGGAAACCATAGTCCATTAATCTTTTTGCTATATCTTCTGCAGTTACTCCTAGATTACGACAATCAAATATACATTCATGTGCTACCCAGTCATCTTGTCCTTTATATAATACTTTAAAATGAGGATCTATTTTCTTCGCTAACCAATTTGCATTTAGTAGTGCTACTTCTGTTGCACTGCGTAATCCTTCCTCACCCATCATTCTCATATACATCCAAACAATAGGTAAGATAGATGCACTACCATGTTCTGCTGATGATAC